CATCCTGTGCGACCGCATTGACGGGCTGGTAAAGGCCCTTCGCGTCCGTGGTGTGTACGATTCGAGCATCCCCGAACTACAACGGCTCATGACAGAGGGTGATAACCTCACTCTGATCCCCGTTGTTAAATGGGGCGAGCTGGTCGAAAAGGGCGGCTTGCTTAAATCGGTCGATCTGTTGCCGATTGAGATGATCGCCAAGGCTTTGTTGACCGCTTATCAGGCGTTCAGAGAGTTAATCGGGCAGATCCACGAAATCACCGGCATATCTGACATTATCCGTGGTCAAAGCGTAGCGTCCGAGACCGCGACGGCCCAGCAGATCAAGGGCCAGTACGCAGGATTGCGTCTTCGCGCGATGCAGCAGGACGTTGCCCTGTTCGCAACGCATCTGCTGCGGCTAAAAGCGCAGGTCATTTGCACTAAATTCCAGCCCGAAACGATCATTGCTTATGCGGCTGCCGGTCAATTGTCCGATGCCGACAAAGCATTGGTTCCCAAGGCCCTGCAATTGCTGCAAAGCGACCCCTTGCGAAATTTCCGTATTGAGGTGGCCGCAGATTCGCTTGTTCAATTGGACGAAGCGCAGGAAAAGACAGACCGCCTTGAGTTCATGGGCGCTTTTGGCGGGTTCATGGAGAAGGCATTACCCGCCGCACAAGCCGAGCCGAAGCTGCTCCCGCTATTAATCGACCTGTTAAAATACGGCATCGGCGCGTTCAAGGGCGCCCGCACGATCGAGGGCTCGCTGGACGGTTATCTGTCGAAGCTCAAGGAAACGCAGGCTGCGGCTGAGGGGAAACCCAAGCCGCCGACGCCGGCAGAATTGGACATGCAGCGCGAACAGGCGATGGAGCAGCAGAAGGCGCAGGCCGAACAACAGCGGGCCGCGGCTGAACTGCAATTCAAGCGCGAGACGGCTGCTGCGGAAATGGAGTTTCAGCGCGAGAAGTTCGCGGCTGAGATTTTCTTGCGTCGCCAGGAAATGGCGATGGAGCACGAACGCGCGATGGCTGAGATGAACATGAAATTACAGCATGAAGCGGCGATAACCGAAAAGCAGCGCGAGCACGAGCGCAGCATGCCCCAGCTTGAGAAGGTCGTGGCATGAGCCGGGAACGCTACGTCTGGCGGGAAGGGCAGGGTTGCGTCCTGGTTGAAGACGCCCCGCCGCCTACGTCCATGTTCAGCATCATGCCCGACATTCAACCGTACAAATCCATGCTGCACGGCGGCATGGTCACGAGCCGCAGCCAGCACCGCAACGATTTGCGCGATCACGGCTGTATCGAGGTCGGCAACGAAAAAATGGCAGCGCCCGCGCCGGTCATCGAAAGCAGCCGCCGCGAATTGATCAGCCGCCAACTCGGGGACATGAGCGACCGCCAGGCAAACAAGATTTTGAATGGACTGCGCCACCAATACCGCCCGTAATCGGCTTCCGCGTCGTGAGACGCCACGGCCCTTAGATGGAATTTTATGGAAGAAATCATCGAAACGCCCGCTCCTGAACCATCCCCCGACAAGGGGATGGAGCGCCATGCAGCGCTGACGGAGCAATTTAACAAGCTTGAACAAGAACAGGCCGACCCAGCGAAATCGGACGCGGCGAGCCCATCGCGCGTCGATGGGCGCGACCAGCACGGGCGGTTTGCACCGAAGCCTTCAGGAGCGCAGCCCCCTGATGGGCCCGCTCCAGTTGAAGAACCGGTCTGGCGTAAGCCTCCGAAATCATGGAAGCCCGAACTTCACGAAGTGTGGAAAACCTTAGACCCCAAGGCCCAGGAATACGCGCACGCCCGCGAAGATGAAATGCGCCGCGGAGTTGAGAGCGTAATCCCCAAGGCGAGATTTGCGGACGCCGTGCAGAAGGCTATGGCTCCCTATTCGGGGACGATGCGCTCACTCGGCATTGACCCGCCCCAAGCTATCGCCGGCCTGATGAAAGCCGATCACATTCTAAGAACGTCTGACCCGCAGACGAAGCTCCAGTATTTCCACAAGCTGGCCCAGCAATACGGGGTCAACCTTGATGGATCGCCGGCCTCACAAGGGCAGGCAGAAGCCCAAATCTCCCCTGTGCTCATGCGCCAACTGACTGAGTTGCAGGAGTGGAAGAATCGACAAGAGGCTGAGAAGACCCAGCAAGAGCAAGCGCTCAACCAGGCGCTGGCGACGGACATCGAAAGGTTTGCGGCCGACCCGAAGAATGAGCACTTCGAGGCCGTCCGTCTCGACATGGCGATGCTCATAGACAGCGGCAAAGCCGACACGCTGGATGCTGCTTACAAGAAAGCACTACGCCTTGACGACAGCCTGTTCGCCCTGACGCACGCTCAACCCAGCGCGCCCCAGGAGAATTCGGCCGCGGTGAAAGATAGAGCCGCCAGGGTCGCCAAGTCGGCAGCGGTTAGCGTCAAAGGTTCTGCACCCGGAGCCCACCCGCGTACCAAAGCGCAAGACCGGCGCTCCAAGCTGATCGAGCAGTTCGACGGCTTGAGCGAGCGCTTGTGATTTGAACTGGTAGGAGTTCCCCATGGCATTTGCCAACTCTTCGATCAGTGACATTATCGCGACCAATATCCAGTCCAGAACTGGGGAATTGGCCGATAACGTCACGAACAACAACGCACTTCTGCGCCGTCTGAAAGAGCGCGGCAACGTCAAGCCGGTGTCGGGCGGCAACGTGATTTTGGAAGAAATCATGTATAACGACACCACCACGAACAACACTAATAGCTACAGCGGCTATGAAGTGTTGAACGTGTCGCAGAACTCGCCCATCAGCGCGGCGCAGTTCAGCTTCACCCAGTACGCATCGGCCGTTTCAATCTCGGGCCTGGAGATGATCCAGAACTCGGGCAAGGAAGCCGTGATCGACCTTCTCGACGGTCGTATGAACGTCGCCGAAGCCCAGTTGATGAACCGTATCGGCGGGGACGTCTATGGCGACGGCACGGGCAATTCGGGCAAGAACATCACCGGCCTTGCCGCTGCCGTTCCCGATGTGCCGACTACTGGCACTTACGGCGGTATTAATCGTGCCACGGCTGCCTTTGCCTTCTGGCGCTCGGTTAAATACTCCGGCGTCACCAACGGCGGCTCGGCTGTCACGGCTTCCAACATCCAATCCTATATGGATGCTCTGGCCGTTCAGCTCATCCGCGGCACGGACAAGCCCGATCTCATTGTGTGCGACAATACTTATTACAGCCTCTACCTCCAAAGCCTGCAATCGATCCAGCGCATCACGGACGGGGGCAATACAAAGCAGGGTGTTGGCTTCGCCAGCCTCAAATATTACGGGGCGGGCATGTCGTCGGATGTCGTGCTCGACGGCGGTATCGGCGCGGCCTGCACCGCTGCTCACATGTGGTTTCTGAACACGAAATATATCTTCTTCCGCCCGCACCGTGATCGGAACTTCGTGCCGATCGGGGGCGAACGTCAGGCCGTCAACCAAGACGCCGTCGTTAAGCTGATCGGCTGGGCCGGGAACCTTTGTTCCTCGGGTCCGCAGTTCAGCGGCGTGCTGATCGCTTAAGGAGGGCACAGCAAATGGCATACTCTTTCGTTGAACCGACACTCGGCATGCTGCAAGTCGCGGAAACCGATGCGGGCATCACGCCGCCAAATTCTTCGACGGCAATCCCGACGCCTCCTGCCACTCTTGGCCAGGTGGTCCGCGCCTATGACCCGGCCCTTGGCGAGGGTGAAATGATCCTGCTTCTGGGCGTCGCCAGTACCGTCGTCGGCAGTCTCGTGTCCTACAATGCCACGACTTATCAAACGGCGCTGTCGGCCAACACGGCCCGACTTGCCGGCCCCGTGGCGGTTGCCATGTCGGCTTGCACGGCCGGTCTTTTTGGCTGGTATCAAATCGGCGGTCTCGCGGTTATCAAGAAAACCGCTGTGGCCGTTTCTCCGCAAGTCGCGGTGTACCAGTCCGCCACCACGGGCCGGATCATGGCGACGGCGGCATCTGGCATGCAAATCGAGGGCGCCCGTTCGGCCAATCTAGCGAGCGTCACCAGCACGACTTCGACTGTTATCGTTTCGATCAACCGGCCTCACAAGGCCGGCGCGGCGTAACGATGTTTATCTGCCCCTCACGAGGCAGACCTTCGGGCCTGTCGCGGCTGGCGTCCCTGGCCGCGACGGGCTTTCGTTGGATTGTTCGGCTGGACGATGACGATCCGGCGTTGCCGGAATATCTCTCGCTAAAACTCCCGGCGGGCTGGTCGATCATGGTCGCCCCGCGCTGCTCTGGCAGCAAGATGCACAACGACATATTCGCCGAGCATCCAAACGAGCCGTGGTATGGCCTCATGTCTGATGATGTTGTGCCCAACGCGCCGGGGTGGGAATCGGCGCTAATCGCCGCGGCCGGAAGTGACTGCCTGGC